CTGGTGTGGGTGGCGGTATCACTGGTAAAGGCGCTCATATCCTTGTTATCGATGACCCTGTAAAGAACCGTGATGATGCTGAATCCGCAAACGCTCGTGACTCTGCTTGGGACTGGTATACGTCTACGGCGTACACACGCCTCGCTCCTGGTGGTGGTGTGCTGGTTATCCTTACTCGCTGGCACGATGATGACCTTGCAGGGCGACTACTCAAAGCCGCTGCCGACAATGGCGAGCAGTGGGAAGTGGTCAACTACCCAGCACGAGCCGAAGTTGATGAGACTTTTCGGAAGCAGGGTGAGGCGCTACACAGAGAGCGTTACGACGAGGAGGCGCTGGCTCGCATAGAGAAAGCGGTAGGCCCGCGTGACTGGTCTGCCCTGTATCAGCAGAACCCAGTAGCCGATGACGGCGACTACTTCACCCGAGACATGATCAATTACTACGATCGCGACGAGATCGACGAGGACCGCATGCGCTACTACTGCGCTTGGGACTTAGCGATCGGAAAGAACGATCGGAACGACTACACCGTCGGCATCGTTGTAGGTGTCGATGAGTACGACCAGATGTTTGTGATGGACGTGGTCCGTGGACGCTTTGACGGCTTCGAGCTGGTCGAGCAGATCCTAGATCTCTACGAGGTGTGGAAGCCATCAATTATCGGTATCGAGAAGGGCCACATTGAGATGGCCCTCGGACCGTTCCTCGAAAAGCGCGTACGTGAGCGCGGACTCTACGAGGCTTACTTCAAAGATTTAAAGACTGGCCGCAGGGATAAAGAAGCGCGAGCCAGAGCAATCCAAGGTCGGATGCAGCAGGGCATGGTTTATCTGCCCAGAGATGAAGAATTTACGGGCCCTTTGGTAGCAGAGTTACTGCGCTTCCCTAACGGGGTACATGACGACCAGGTAGATGCCCTGGCTTGGATCGGTCTGATGATGACCGAGTTCAGCACCTTTGTAGAGAAGGTTGAACACGTACCGAGCTGGAGGGACAAGCTGCCTGGATTACTTAAAGGTGAACGCACTAAATCGGCAATGAGCGCATAAACATGGCTAAGAATATATCTCCAGATAAGGAAGAAATGATCACTCGCACGCAGTGGGATCGCTACGAACGTGCGCGGGACAATGGGCATCTTGAATACGTATGGATGGCTAAAAAATGTGATGAGTACTATCAGGGAGAGCAGTGGGATGACGACGACGTTGCTGCCTTGGAAAGTGAAGGGCGTCCGGCGCTCACCATCAACACGATACTGCCAACGGTAAACACCATCCTGGGCGAACAGTCCAATCGACGGGCAGACATTAAGTTCAAACCCCGCAGAGGGGGCAGCGAAGACGTAGCTCATACGCTGTCTAAGCTGTACATGCAGATCGCCGACAACAACAAACTGGACTGGGTTGAGCAGCAGGTATTTTCTGATGGCTTAATCATGGACGGGCGAGGGTACTTCGACGTACGTATGGACTTTTCGGATCACGTTGAGGGCGAAATTCGCATCACGGCTAAGGATCCACTAGACATACTGATCGATCCAGATGCTAAAGATGCGGATCCGAAGACCTGGAGCGAGGTCTTTGAGACCAAGTGGATGACACTTGATGAGATCGAAGAACTGTACGGCAAGAAGAAGGCAGAGCGCCTACTGTTTATTGCCGAGAATGGGATGAGTTTCGGCTCTGACTCTGTTGAGTACCAAGAGACGCGATACGGCGACACTGATACTGAAGACTATTTCGGTGCTGATAACTCTGATGACGAGGGCTACCGGCAGGTACGGTCGCTGCGCGTTATTGAGCGGCAGCACAAGAAGTTGGTTCGCACTAGTTTCTTGGTTGACCCAGACACGGGTGACCAACGTGAGGCACCTGCGGCTTGGTCGGATGCTAAGACTAAGAAGTTCGCTAAGAAGTACAACCTAGAGTTGATCTCCAAAGCGGTTCGTAAGGTTCGATGGACGGTCACTTGCGACAAGGTCGTGCTGCACGATGACTGGTCTCCTTACAACCAGTTCACCATCGTACCGTTCTTCTGCTACTTCCGCCGGGGCAGACCGTTTGGCGTAGTGCGTAACCTGCTATCTCCGCAGGAGCAGCTGAACAAGATCGCGAGCCAAGAGCTGCATATCGTGAACACCACAGCGAATAGCGGCTGGCTGGTAGAGAGCGGGTCGCTGGTTGGCATGACTGCTGATGATCTTGAGGAGCATGGCGCTGAGACAGGCTTGGTTCTTGAGTACAACAGGGGCACCAACGCGCCGACAAAGATTCAGCCAAACCAGATACCAACGGGTCTCGACCGCATAGCCCAGAAAGCTGCGGCGAATATCAAGACCATATCAGGTGTAAACGACTCGATGCTTGGTACAGATAGTGCAGAAGTATCGGGCATTGCGATCCAGGCTAAGCAGAATCGTGGCGCAGTCATGATTGCTGTCCCGCTAGACAACTTGCGCAAGTCGCGCCAGTACCTGGCGGAGAAGATCCTCAACCTAATACAGACGTTCTACACCGAGACCCGAATCATTCAGGTAACGAACGAGGACGACCCACTCAAGCCCCGTGAGCAAATGGTGGTTAACGAGCCAGGCCCAGAGGGCGAGATCATCAACAACCTCATGTTGGGTGAGTACGACGTGGTCGTAGCTACCGCACCAGCTAGAGATAGCTTCGATGAGGTCCAGTTCGCTGAAGCGATCAACCTAAGACAAGCAGGTGTCGCGATTCCAGACGACGCGATCATCGAGTACAGCCATTTGGCGCGCAAAGGTGAGCTAGCCAAGCGAATCCGAATGCTGACAGGCGCAGAGCCTATGAATGAAGCCCAGCAGGCTGAAGCTGCAGCCCGCGCAGAAATAGAAATGATGGGCATCCAGCTAGAAATCGCCAAAGCAGAGGCTGAGGTTAAGAAGCTGCAGTCAGAGGCGGCGGTCAATATTGCGAAGGTTCAGGACGTTGCAGAGGTTGATCCGCAAATGCGCATGGCAGAGCTGCAAGCCAAGATCGATATGAACCAACAGCAGTTGGATCTCCGCAGAGAGCTCTCGTCGGCAACTAATCAGCAGCGTGCTGACCAAATGCAGACAAGTGCGGCCACGAAGTTAGCAACGACGGCGCTTCAAGCGTCGAAAACCACCCCCAAACCCCCTCAAGCTGAGGCAAGGAATACTTTATGAGTGAGAAAACAGAAACCCCCCAGGAAGAGACAATAAGTTTCGATGTAATGCCAGGTGCTGACGCACCAGAAGAGGATGATGCACCTCAACTGGACCTTAGTTTTCCAGAACTTGAGGAGCCCGCACCCGAAGAGACCGTTGCGGAAGCCGAAACAGAAGAATCCGAGGACGCTGTCGAAGAAGTAACCGACGAAGCGCTGGAAGAAACAGAAGAAGAGCCCGAAGCAGAGTTGGAAGAAGAGGCAGAGGTCGAAGAAGAGCAGGCGGTAACGGAAGAAAAGCCTGCAAAGAAGCCGACGGTGCCTAAATCTCGCCTTGATGAGGTGTTAGCGAAGAACAAAGCACTGCAAAAACAGCTCGATGAGGTAAACGCGGCCAATGAAAAGGCTGCCGAAGCGCCTGAAGCCTACGATTTCGATGCAAAAGAGGACGAATACCAGAATCTGATGCTCGACGGCGAGAATGCTAAAGCCACAGCCCTACGGAGAGAGATCCGACAGCAAGAGCGGATACTGTTCCAGTACGAAATGCGCCAGGAAATGACGCAAACCGTTAGCCAGGACCGTGCGATGACTGCGTTACAGCAGGCCGCGACAGCGATGGAGGAAGATTACCCAGTTTTCGACCCTAATTCTGAGGTTTTCGATCAGGAAATGACCAATGAAGTGATCGAACTGCGTGACGCTTTCATCATGAAGGACTACGAAGCGGTGGATGCACTGTCCAAAGCCGTGAAGTACGTCGTAAAAGACCACGGTTTAGACCAACCGCAAGAAAGTGTCCCAAGTTTGGCTGGGAAAGCGCAGAAAAGGGTTGATGAAGTTGCCAAAAAGCGTGCCCAAGTTAGCGCCAAATTGAGAGCTGCAGAGGCACAGCCGCCTGAATTGCCAGGGGAAAGTTCCGCGAACCACGGTGATAAGCCCCTGGATATCTCTTTGCTGACTGAGGAAGAGTTCGACGCACTACCAGAAGCCACACTTAAGCGCCTGCGAGGCGACCTTTTATAGCGAGGTAAGCAATGCCAGCCAAAAAAGATCCAAGACTAGCCCGAGCAGGAGTCTCGGGCTTTAACAAACCAAAGAGGACGCCTAGTCACCCTAAGAAGTCGCACATCGTTGTGGCTAAAGAGGGCGATAAGATCAAGACGATCCGATTCGGTGAGCAGGGTGCTAAGACGGCGGGCAAACCCAAGAAAGGCGAAGGCGAAAAGATGAAGAAGAAGCGTGCAAGCTTCAAAGCTCGTCATGGTCGCAACATCGCCAAGGGCAAAATGAGCGCGGCCTACTGGGCTAATCGTGTGAAATGGTAGCGCCATGCTTGCTGAAATTGCTGCCGCTAATGCGGCATTCCAGGTCATTAAGACTGCGTTAGAGAATGGTAAGGAGCTCTACGACGTAACCGACCAGGCAACCAAATTCTTTGATAACAAGTCAGCCATAGCCAAGAGGGCTAATCGTTCAGGTAACAAGGACGATATGGCTTGTTTCATGGAGCTGGAGAAGATCAAAGCGCAGGAGGAGTGGCTCCGCGACCACATGATCTACGCTGGCCGACCTGACATGTACCAAGACTGGCTCAAGTTCCAAAGCGAACGAAAGCGGGCGCGCGCGAAAGCCCTGCGCGATGCGAACAGACAGCGAGAGGAGAACCTGGAGCTGCTCATGACATTCGCTTGGTGGATGGTCGGGACGTTATTGGTTTTTCCGGCCTTTATTTTTTTCGGCTTAAAGTTATTCAAGGTGATTTGACGATGGCTAGAACAGACGAGGCAAAGTGGAAACGCATTGTAGCGGCTGTAAAAGCAGGAGCTAAGGGCGGCAGGCCCGGCCAATGGAGTGCCAGAAAGGCACAGCTGGCAACGCAGCGTTATAAAAAAGCAGGAGGTGGCTACAGTGGGCCAAAGACAAAGGCACAGAAGTCACTCTCGAAATGGACCAAAGAGAAGTGGGGCACCAAGAGCGGGAAGAACAGCACACAGGGTAGCAAGGCTACCGGCGAGCGGTACTTACCGAAAAAAGCCCGAGAAGCCCTTAGTAAAAAAGAATATGCAAAAACCAGCGCAAAGAAGCGGAAAGATACGAAGGCTGGTAAGCAGTTTAGTAAACAACCTAAAAAGATTGCAAAGAAGACAGCACGTCACAGGTGAGGCAAATGGCAGAATTATCTGAAGACACGGCGGTGACAATCCCACTGAGGAACCTGATCGCAATGATTGCGTTCACCTCAGTATCTACAATGGCGTATTTCTCAGTTCAAGAGCGGTTGAACACCCTTGAGCACGCCTTAGACAAAACCCAAATGGACATAGCGTCTAACTCTGAGTTCCGCATTAAATGGCCTAGGGGAGAACTAGGGGCCCTTCCGGCTGATGCTCGCCAAGATATGTTGATCGAGTACACGGCTAACCTGCTTGATAAAGAAATAGTTAGAGGGGAAGTGCTGCTAGACGATATCCATACTCTCAAGTTAAGGCTCGCAGCTCTAGAAAAGGGCGTAACCGCAGATTGATATAGTTGTTGCATTGATATAATACCTATACTAATATTCACTATACGTGTACCTCTACGATATGAGGTCGGCCCGTAGCCGTAAAAAACGTATTCTTCGCCTACAAAGGCGTAAAACCTGTCGAGGTCGCCCCTCGTTAATAAGCGCTAGTTCGTTGCTCCACGATACGGAGATACGGATTAGCCGCTCCTTTAAGTCGGCTGATAAGGCGGCATGTGCCGCATA